TGAACGTAAGCACTGTCTATCAACTGTTGAACCAATGAAGAGTCAGTGATAGATGTTGCTTGTGAAATAATCTGATTAACTAATGCAGAGTCAAGTCCTTCTTCGGCAATCAATGTCTTTACATGANNCAGTCAAGAGTCTCTTGATTTATTATGTTTACAACAAGTGCAGAGGCAAGAGCCTCTTGATTGATTATGTTTACGATACCTGCAGAGTCAAGTCCAAAGGTTGTGGAAGAGTCAATAGTCAAACTACCTAGTGTAATCTGATTAACACTTAAATCAGTTGATGTCAAGGCAAAACTTGAATCTAGCGTCTTTGTTCCTAGTTTCAAATCTCCTGCGACATAAACATCTTTCCATTGTGCTGTATTATGACCTAGATCCGCATCGTTATGTTCGCCAGGTATAAGTCCATTTTCTACTCTAAATTGTGCTACTGACATGTATTATACCTCTATGAAGTTGTTGCTTTTTTCACGTCAACACGTTCAAAAGAAAATTGCAATTGTACATTTTGCGGATCTGCTAATAACGAAACTTTATCATCACCATCTATGGATGCATCGTATGTAACGATTGTATCTGTTCCATGTAGTAGTGTACCGTATGATGTCAATGTTGCAGTGTCTCCGTCATGAGTTACGAATATCTGTTGTGCTTGGTGAGCACTATCCCCAGATGTCTGTGCAGAAATAAAATAATGTGCCGCACGTAATTCTGTACCATCAAATGTATCAATAGTTGTCTGTGCGGAATCTTGAAGTACAACCTTTTTCTCAACAATAGGTTGGTCAGTTGTTTCAGGGTTAAACTGAATAACCTCTTTTTGTGTGGTAGGTTTTCTAAAGATACGGAACGATCTAGCAATCAATCGTGCCTTACTTCTTCCTCTACGTCTTCTTCCCATTATCTTATCCTATTTTATTTCGAAATAACTGAATCTAAAAGATGCATTGAATACAATGAATTCAGATCCCGATGCTGTAGATAAAAACTGTATGTCTCCTAACGATGTCGGCATCGCGTCAACATACCTAACTTGCTTTGTTGTATTGTTATGACTTGACAGAATTGATAGCGTGATGTCTGCATATGTAGGTGGTTTACCATTATGCAACATTTTGGATGGAGACTCAAGATTTGTTTTCTGATTTCTCAATATCCAATTATACATCTCGGTATAACTTGTCATGCTCTCATCTAGAAGAATATCGCAAGACAATTCATTTATCGTTAGCGATTCACCTGGAAATGGAATAGACTGCATTCGTCTTACTGGCATTTCTGCAGGTGGTACAATCAATCCTGGATGAGTTATCGTTTGACAAAAGAACTCCAAGTTAGGAAAGTTCCTTCTGTCGATTGTTAACTTAAAACTGGTAGGTTGTAAGTAATTAAAATTTTCTGTTAGTTCTGCCATAACACTATTTATAATAAAAAATAACTAAAAAAAAGAGGGGCATCGCCCCTCTTCTTATTTTTTTTAAGGTATACCTTATGATCCGAGGATGTTGTCCACGCGGAAGATACGGTAGTATTGGTTTGTCTTCGCATTTGCAAGACCGTTTGCAGGTGTTGATCCAACGAATGGGTTTGAGACTGTGCCGTAGCGAGTCTTGAAACCGATTTTTGGTTGGAATGTGTCTTCCCCTACTGCACGAACCATTGTTAATGGTACGTATGGGCAATAGAATAGACCTGCGTCATATGGGTTAGTACCCTTATAACCAACGTTTACATAGTCAGCAACAGCATACGGATCGATGTATACTCTCATACGACCATTCAATGTACCTGCGAATGTGTTTCCTGTGTCGTCAACATTCAATGAGGTGTTCATTGCAGGTGCGTAGTCTAGCATACCTGATGCCGCAAGTGCAGAAGCAACGTCAGAAGAACACACCATGAAGTTACCTTTACCTCTACGTGTTTCTTTTGCGATTGTGTTTGCTTCTCGTTCGATCTGCATGATCAGACCTTTGAACTTCTCAACTGACCAACGTCCGTCAGCATCGTTTTGTACGTCAAAGATACCGTTTACGGATGTGTTAGATGTTGAAGCACCTGTTTTCGCTTGTGAGTTCATAGTACGGATCACTTCGCGGTTGATCTCTGCCATGATCTCTGTTGAAAGAATGTTCGCCAACTCTGTCTCAGCGTCAAGACCATGAATTGCTTTCAAGTCTTGTGCTAATTCTAGAGTGTACTCTGCTTTCAACGCACGTGACTTCGCAGTCACTGTTGCTTTTTCGATGGTGAAACCCATTTCAGCAAAAGATGAGTTAGGTGAACCTGCACCTGAACCTAAACCTTCAGCGTCTACGGTTGACATACCGCCACCGAAACCTGTGCCATCACGGTCAGAGTCGATTGTTAAAGGATCGTTTGCGTTTGTTAATCCTGACAATCCTGAAGGACCTTGTGCGGCATCATGAGTTGCAGAAGAGTCACCTGAGTAACCTGTGATTGCTTCGCCAAACAATGCTTCGTCACCTGCAGTTGCACCACCACGAGTTGTCTCGTACTGTGATTTCATTGCAAAGATTAGACCTGTAGGACCTGACATTGGTTGTACACCACAGATGTCATACGCCATTAGGTTAGGCATTGCTCGTCTAACGAGAGCGATTAGAACAGGGTTCCAGTTCGCTACGTCTGCAGTTGAGTTTGTAGGCACTGCCTCGTTCAACTGAGTCGCTTGCTCGTTCATTTCTCGTTCTTGGTTTTCCAAGATTGCGGCAGTAACCGCTTTACGATGGTTGTCTGTGATAGCACCTGCTGATTCTTCGTTCAGTACTGGTGCCCACTTTTCCATCAACTTATCATATGATACAGTATTCATTTGATAGAACTCCTATTTATTTGTTCTTTGGATTGCTGATAGATACTGCGCCATTGCCCCAGAAGTGCTTTCAACGATTGGTGAATCGTCTTCTTCTACTTCAATATCTGCAGACTCAGTAGTTTTCTTTGTGAAGTATGATTCTTTGATAGTCGCAACTTTTTGTGCAAAAGTTTCTTCGTTGTCAAAGTCTACATCTTCAGCGAGTTTTTTAAGTTTTTCAACTTGGGTTGCCGCTAAACCTTCAGATGCTTCTGCGATTACTTTGTCTCGCTTCAACTCTTCTAGTTCTTCTGTCATCTCGATATTCTTCTTGATAACATCATTGTTTGCTTCTTCAAGTTCATCAACTTGAGCGGCAAGTTCGTCAACAAGGTCTACCTTTGCTTCTGGAACTTCGATGTAGGATTCAGTAAACAAGTCTTTTAGACTGTTCATGAAATTTTCTGCAATCTCAGTACGCAAACCAGTTTGGATAGCAAGTTTATTGTCATCCATCCACTGCTCAACTACGTAGTTTAGGTAATTGTCAACCTTCTCTACGAGATCTGATTTAGTAGAAGCAACTTCTTCTGCTAATTCTTCCTCGTATTTTGTTTCTAAACGATCTATTTCTTCGGACAATTTTGATTTGATTGCCGCTTCAAAGATTGTTTCTGCTTTACCTTTGAACTCATCTGACAGAGTTGCCTCTGATTCAACAAGTGCATTTAGGTCTTCGGAGAAGTCAACACTTACGTCAACATCTGCCTTTGTTTCAACGATTGCTTCGCCATCTATTTCTGCATTTTCGTATTTCATGTTACCGTATGATGCTTTTAATTGTTGAGCATTCATACCTTGCATCATTTTAACCATCCCTGCCATTAAACCTGCTTTGGTTTTAGGCATCGGATCTTGCTTAGTGTTGTCACCTTTACGCTTTGGTGCGCTTCCAGTTGCTTCACCTGCCTTATCCGTTGCGGCAATAGACTGTGCTTCAGCATTTTTAGGATCGTGTGCTTCTTCCACAACTTCGTCTGTTACTTCGTCATGGAGTTCTTGATCCTGAACTTCTTCAGTCATATTTGACTCCTTTGTCATTTAGATTTGAGTAACGAGAGGAAATTCTTAAACTCACGAACCTGCGTCTCATAAAGATCAGATCGCGGAGTCTTCTTAATTTCAGTCTCCATTTGTTCAATTGTTTGCGCCTCGATAATACCGTTGTTCCAAACCCACTCAACACCTTCCATAACCCCATTAACAAATGCGCTAGGTGCAGATGGATCTTGAACAATGTCTACTGCATTCAGCATAAAATCTGGTTGCACTACCATTGCGTCATTACCGTTCTTCAAACTTCCCATACCACGAGTCGATACGCCTAGACTGACACCACCATCGAGTAATCCTTTTACGATCTTACCCATAGGAGTTTCCAATATAGTCGCCTTACCCACAACATCGTTACCTTCCCATTGAAGATTTTCTATTTTGTGGGAAACCTTATCTAGATTTACGGTAGGACCATCTGGGTGATTTAGTTCACCAACTGCCCTTCCTTTAGAGACTTGCTCGTTGATATACTTACCAACTGCTTTATTCATAACATCTCTAGGATAGATTCTACCGTTTCTATTCTTAGTTTCTGCTTGCATAAAAATACCTTCAATGGCGTATGTTTTCTCGCCCTTGTCATTTTCTTCTGTAAGAACTTCCAGATTATTTTCGGTAAATTCTGCAATCAGTTTCATTTCTTTAATACCTTTATCATTTCGGATGCCGCTTTCTCTGCTTCACCCTTACTTCGATATACATCTAATCGGTCACCGTCTACGTATGCAACGAACCCTTTAGGTTCCTTATATACCATAACTTGGATGCGACCTATCTTCTTGTTAAGAACAAGTTGACCTTTCGGTTTGCGTCCTAGTGACTCTCTTATTTGATCAAATGTTTTCATTTAATTTATATTATTTATAATTTCTTATTCTTTGACATCATCAAGACTCTTCAGGTAGCGGATCGTCTTCCCCTTCTCCGTCTTCGTCATCCACTTCGACTTCCACATGATCACTGGCGACCTGTAGATCCTCTGGGGCATCTTCCACGGTNNTGTCTCAGGTTCTTCGGTTTCTTGATCATCTGTTTCATCTTCCAATTCTAGTTCCAGTTGATCATCATCAACTTCGACTTCCTCTTCATCATCATCTTCTATTTCTTCAGCACCATTGTATATGTTGTCTGCTAGTTTAATCTTTTCTTGGTCAAGAACATCTTGTAC